TATCTACCTTATCAAATCCCAAAGTAGACATTGCATGATTTAATACAGTCATCACAGCAAAAATTATTCCCATTGTTGGTGTCATTACTAGTTACCTTCATGTGGTCTAAAATCTGAAAGTTGTCGTGTATCTTGGGGATCAAAAGTCTCAACCCCAACGTGTTCAATACCCAAATGGTGTACAAAAATAATCAGCTGGCGTTCTTCTAACTCCATAGAGTATAATTGTCTTGCTGTAATATGTGACCAACTCTTGAGAGAAGTTAAATAACCTTCATCTGTACCATCACCTTCAAACCAATCTCGTTTAGGACATTTCTCGGCCAAGTTTTCGGCAATCTGTCTCACTTGCCAATCTGCCCAACGACCTTCAGCCATTAGCTTCTACCAATAGTCCGCTAGAAAATTCCATTTTTCTGGAGTCTTGGACTATAACAACATCAGACATAGGGACCCATTCTGTAAAGTTCTTTTCATCATCTTGGATCTTAAAGTATTGACTGTCTATATCCCTTGCCAGAATAGTTCCTGTACGAGTTAATTCTTTGTGTTCCATAATAGGCAAATCTACCAACGAATACAACCCACCAAGTCTCCCAAACTCATCTATGGGAAACACTTTGGTATATGTACAACTATAATGATCATCCATTTAATCTCTCCTGAATGTACTCTGTTGCTTGAGATATAGTGTGTATTTTTTCAGCTCGAATATCATCAATCATAACATCAAATTCTTCTTCTAAAGATAATACTAGTTCTGCCATATCTAAAGAATCAGCACCCAAGTCAAAACTAAAATTAGATCCAGAATGTATCTCACTGTGCCACTTAATCCCTAACACTTGAGTAGTTACTTTTATAACTCGTTCTTCTACACTAGTCATAATACCACTCCGCAAATTCATTATATAGTTTACTTTCTAAACGATAAGCTTCTCGTTCCCAAGGTTGATGGTTATAAATAACATCTCTAGAATATCTTTTAGACTTCCATTGTACTGATCCTGTTTCATAATCATACAATTCACCCCTCACAAATTGTTTAAGATGTACCATTTCATGAGCAAACCATATAAGAATCTGATCAAAAGAATGCTTCATAGAAGTATCTAATTCAATATGAAATTCTCTAGGTTTGTTTAAATTATCATCCAGAATATGACAATAGCCATAGGCCTTCTCTTTTTCATATAGATCTTTTGTAAGTTTAAGGTCTAGATTAATATTACGAGCCATACGACTCCCCAACAAACGACGGCTATAGTACCACCCTGCAGCAGATAATGATCTATCTAACGTGCGATTGTGGCGTCTATAACCTTCAATGTACAGATTCATCTTTCTCCACTTCTTCAAAGATGTACTGTAATACTGGGGTTGGTTTTCTATCCTCAGATCGTAATACCCCACGATCAGAACCTTGAATCAACTTCCTGCACAATTCCAGCTCACCTGGACCATGTTCTGATATCACCGCTTTAAGGTCCGGTGTCATAATCTTATAACCTATCACTTTTGGCATTATTACCGACATATTAAACTCCTATTTGTGTTAATATACTATACATTATACACTATAAAGGGCATAATCACAATAGCTATAAGTCATTGATTTATAAAGGAAAGAGAAAATAATCTAGTATAATAGTCAAAAATCACCCTATATTAGAGTGTTCTTATATGATAATATTATTATATTTAACGAGGTTCAAAGGTATCCGACCACTCAAATGCCTCACAGACACAAGTTGCGGTTAATCCTTTAAAATTCTTACTCAACAATTTGTCTTTTGCCAAGATAACCAACTGCGCTTCTTTCGTATGCAACCCTTCCAACATTTGAATAAACATCATCTCTCGCTGGGCCATATTAATATGATTATTACCAATAACTTCAGGCAAATTAAGTCTACTACGATCCATCTTAACATAATTGTAAAGATTTCGAGCTTCTTGAGCCAGAATGGTATGCTCAGTGCCTTCTGGAGCTTCATTAGGTTTATAAGGTACATCACCGTGAGGTAACATCCATACTATATTAGGATTTAATCCTGAGTTCAAAAACATCTCAAGACACTCAGTTCTGTATTTTCTTAATACTCCAATCTTTTTAGCTTTATCTTTAGCATTATTTACTTTAGAGCAAATCTCATGAAAAGATGGTGTATATGTTTCTTCCATTTTAAAAATCTCCTATTGATTCTATCAATTGTGTTAATTTGTTTTCTATAAAATATGTTAAAAGATTAGCTCTATTACCAACTTCTATATTATTATACTCTTTAGATATCTCTGACATGATATTATTAGGTATCTTACCCAAATCTATTAAAGTCTCGTTTCTTTGCCAATTACGAATCCAGGTGTCTTTTGGACATTTGGCTAGTTGATAAACTTTATCTGGTTTAAATTTTTCTAGTGCCTCTGTGATATTTCCAATAACAACCTTTCGCATTGGTTTCTGTCTTATTTCAGATACAAATGAATCATCGGGTGAAAGTATATTAGGAATACCATCACTACGATCACCCTTTAAAATATGTTCTATCAAATAATTTTTAGGATCTTTACCATTAAGCATCTTTTTTGCAACAGGACTAAACTGGTCTACATTATATCTGTGCAATTGAATAAAATCTTTATCTGATGAAAGAATTAAATGTTTTTGCGTATCCTTTTTATCTGCCCTATTAAAAATTAATGTAGCAATAATGTCATCAGCTTCTGCGCCATAAACTTCTAATACTTTATATGGGAAATATTTTTTCAGGTCATCACGAATATTATTTAAACAACCAAAAATCACATCCCAATCATAGCCAGTTGTCTCACGTTCTTTCTTACGATTGATTTTGTAATTAGGAAAATAATCACGGCGCCAGTAGTGTTTACTATCACAGCAGATTATCAACTCATCATACTTCTCAAAAAATCTAGAACGATAATAACGTAAACTATTTAATATCAAATGACGAACTAAAGTTTCACTCAGCTCTTCACCTCTATTAAGTGCCACCATCACATTACCAATCGCAATTTGGTTAAAATCAACTAATATACTCATCTAACATCCATCCTATAGTATTTTCCCTAAGAGCCCGGGCACCTGGCACCTTTTCTCTAAACTTAGGGCTAACTTCACCTACAACTTTTCCTTGGTTGAAATAAAGGGCACTCCTAATATCATAATATATATTCATTTGGAGCCACCACCAGGAATCGAACCCGGGACATCAACCTTACAAAGGTCGTGCTCTACCTGCTGAGCTATAGTGGCAAATTTCACTTATTACATAATAATAACATACTATCTAAAGATTGTCAAGAGTTTTAATCAGGAAATTCAATCTCTAGTTGTATCATCATAAACTCATCGGGAAATTCAATCTGTAGTTGTCTCATCATAACCTGCCATTCTCCAATTTTCAATTTTCATAAAACCTTCACTATCATAAGCTGGTACAATAGTTTTCCATTTAGTCTTGTGTTCTTGATCTTTACCATAAAATAAATCTAACCATGTTGATGTATCAAAATAGGTTGCAATATTTTTTAAATACCCTTCACGACTAAATAACTCTCTCTTTAAGTCACGTTCTTCTTTACCACTCACCTTACGAATAAGAGGTCTTAATTCTTTCACACGTTCCTTATTATATTTTTCCCATTCCTTAACATTCTTGACACTTAAATAATGATCATCATCTAAAGCCTTAACATCTTCATGTATATTTTTATATGTGGGTGGCTTCTTGGCAGCACGTGCCTTCGCCATACGATCTTTTGTATCTACCATTATGATTTACCTTGATAATTTATTATACCCTCATTCACTAAAAATTCAATCAGATCATAATAGCGCCCAACTCTTTTACCATCTACCGAAACCATAGGTAAACGCCGAACAGTCTCTCCTACTTGATTAGAAATATAATCTAAGGAATCTTCGTCATTAAACACTTGTACTGAAAACTTTATACTGTTATTTTCAAGTAAAGTTAAAATGTCTAAAGCAGACTTATCAAATTTATCATATACAAACAACTCAACATTCATTATTTTATACAGGAATACGCTTTGTGTCTTGCTCCCCCTGCCTCTTCTGTTCTAATTTTCTAGCTGATTCTTTGGCCAACTTTCTTTTTATGCTGGACTTAACATAATGCTCACGCTTTCTTACTTCATTAATAATATCCTTCTTTTCTATTGTTTTCTTAAAACGTCTAAACAAAGAATCAAAGGACTCTGTCCTATGTTTTTTTCTCACCATTTTCACTTCTCCTCATTATGAATTTGTTTTTGGTTCAAAATCCTCAGGTATTTTATGACCTAGATCAACATTGCGTTTAATCCACTCAGGTTCAGTTATACACTCAAATTTTAAAATCTCACCCATACCTCTAAAAGTACTATGTATATAAAATTCCATTTCTACTTTTCTTACAGGCATAACTGTGTTGCATTCCTCAATAGTTTCATAAGGAATTGCATCTTGCATCCACCCTGTAGGCGGATCAGCATTTAATAATGCAAGGCTTACTANAATAGATATAAAGTACATTACTTTTTGTTATCGTCCTCATCAGATTTTCCTTGAGCTCTCTTGCGGTAATCTATTTTTTGTGCAGCCTTAGTAACTCTAATAATAGACTCTATATCATCAGGATGTTTCAACTGCCTTCTTAATGATTGCTTAACTGCGGCCGCTGTTTTTGCAGGAACATAAAATGGAGGAATACCTTTAATTGTAACTTTAAATTCTAAATCTTCCTTTACACCATACATCGCCTGTGCAGCTTTACGACCTTTACCCTTCGGAGCTAAAGACATATCTTCTACAGCCGCTCTACCTTTTTTGGTTATTTTAACTTGAGTCTTAACTTTGGGTCTATCTCTATCTTTTCTTAAAGCATCTAAACCTTTTTGAGTAATCTTTAATTTTCTATGAGGTTCTTTATGGTCAAGAGACATAATAGCCAACTCTACTTCTTCATGCTTCTTGGCATCATTCCTGAACTGTAAGGTGGTTGCTGTATTGATACCTTTGTATCTTTTATGTGACTTATCATGGTCACCAGCCTTTGCCGCGGCACTTGATGCGGCAGCTGACTTTTTCTTGTATTTACCAAGCAACTCATTACTGAGCTCATCAATCCCTACATTTTCTTCCCCTCGTAACTCCTGTTCTTTACGGCGGCCTGCACCTAATTTTATTAAATTGTCTGCGTGTTGCATATCTTTTTTCATCTGTGCAGCTGATTTCTTTTTTCTTGCTCTTCGTACAGCTAATGATACACCTGCATCTGGATGAGCTTCTAGTTCTACTTCTTCATTGGGTCCATAACCTTTAGGTGTTACATCTTTAACTTTAGTTGCAACCGCTCGTTTCTTTTTACCATCGGCCATACGTTTGGCTGCTTCTGGATTTGGATTACCTTTCTTGTCTAAGAATTTAGAAAGATGAGGAGGTAAATTACTTTCTTTCTGTGATATCCAATCTTTATGAGAAACTTCTGGATGAACTTCATCACAATTATGATCTTCAGCAGTAGGACGAATTTTACTACGAGTCGCCTGTGCTTCATCGTCACGATCTAGATCATCTTGTTTCTTTTTCTTTTTAAAAGGATTAGGCCTTAAACCTTTTTCACCACCAGATTCCCTATCTTCATAATCATCATCAGATTCACCAGCCTTTCTCTCACCACGTTCTGCCTTCTCTGGTTTCTGCTCACCCTTTTCATGTTTAATCTGTGTAGATTCTCCTACACCTGTAGAACCTTCACCTTTCTTCCAACCTTGTTTTGCTCGAATAGCAAATAAAAGGCCACCCATTTCTTTTTCGTTATTGGGTTTGCCTCTTAAAGCTTCAACTTCTTTTTCAAGTTGGGCAACAGTTTTATCCTTATGTTCCCCTGTAGATTTGACCTCTACATCTTTAGACCACTTCTCTACTTGGGCCCAAGCTTCGGTAAATGATTGACGATATCGTGACATAGTAGTATTCTCCTACTACTATTTATACTTTTCAATATATTGTCTTTATTGAATCACAAAGATTCAATTTCTTCGCTTCCTTTGCTGATAGATACATATCTTCTGGTGGTAATANACTCTCTCTAATCTTATCTTCNTCCAAACCTGTACACTTTTTATAATGTTCAATCATTCTAGTCGTAGACAACTCAAACTCCTTTACTTGTGCAAACAATTCATGCTCTTTTCCCCAACTACCCCATGAATATTGGTGCGATAGAATAGATGTGTTTGGTGTAAGAATTCGTTTGCCTGGTTCGCCGGCAATAAAAATCAACAAACCACAAGATGCAATACACCCTAAACCAACTGTATGAATTGGTATTTTACTGGCTTTAATAACATCAATTAGTGCAAAGGCACAAGGAACATCTCCACCATTACTACAAATCATCATTTTGAGATAAGGTTTTTTCTTTTTTTCGTGATTGTGTTTTAAAATAAATTCTATCGCATCTTTACAACTACTCTCATCAACATCACTCATAAACAAATGTATACCTATGCGATTTAAATCTACATCAGGCGGTAAGGTCGGATCATTATCAAATTCTTTTTTACTCATTATCATTCTCCTTTATCAAGTTCACAAAATATTCTGCATCAACAACAACTAATGGTTTTACATTATTTTTCTTTATCACTAAAATAGGATTATACTTACCACTATTAGCTATAGCTTGTTCCCAAGCTCTCCATACATTTAAACTCTCCTGATTTTTTGCCTCAATTGAAAATGGGAATTTCTCACGAGCGGCACGGGCCATAATAAGGTCCTCACCCTGAGAACCCATAGGCCTACTCTCAATATCTTCTGGATGTATATCCAACTTCTCTATTAGAAGATCACGGACCCATTGCTGGAGCCGCCTACCCTTAGCTTTGGCTACTGATGTTTTCACGCTTCTTCCTATTAGTTGCTGAGTTTGGGTTCGCTTGACCCACATATGATCTACGGTTTTTCATCATCTTTGCTATATGTTCTGGTGTTTTGTTTCTCAAGTGATAGCCTTTTCCTGGACCATCCGTAACGGGGACATAGTTTCTCTTATTTCTTTGTCTATCATACTCTTTAGGGTTATCAGTTCTCTGACCACCTTTCCAGTTTGCGTTGTTCTCCCGTTGCTGGTCTGAAAACGCACCTTCCGCTATTAGTTCTTCTCTTGTAGGTCGTTCGATCTTACCTACATCTGCTGGGTCTAAATACTTATAGGACATCATTCATACCTCCTGTATAATGGTGTTTAGGAGAAGGGGCTGTTATCAGCAGTCCCTTTCTCTGTTCTATTTATAATATCATATCTCTACCGGTTCATTTGTATCATAATCTTCATCCCAATCAATATTTTCTAATGGTTCACCACAAAACGGACAATAAACTACTTCTATATCCATATCAGTTGTGACGCCACCTTCGGCGCCACATTCCTGACATTCTATAAGCTTACTATTATCTTCCATTATCCTACTGAACTGAGATCAACAATCTCACACCCATCCGCACTACAGGCCAATTCTTGACTACCAGCTGTCATATCTTTTTCCTCATAATCTGAAAGTTTACTCCAATCCGCACTAGGCATCTTTTTCATCAACTCATCATACTGTTGTTTATCACAATCTTGATAAGGTGCTTGTCTATATGTATGATCTGCAAATGGTAAGAATGATACACCACTCATCATATCAAAGTTTTCATAAGTCCATGCACCTACTCCCATCCATTCTTCTTCCTTTACCGATACTGTAATAGACGGTTTATGTTCACACCAATTTTCTTGGTAGATTTTCCATAGTTCTAACTGCTCAACTGCTGTCATATCTTTTCTATATATACCATTCTTCGGACCCTTCACAGGAAAACTGAATACCCATGTATGATCTGGTTTAGTCACATCATCTTCTACAGGAAATCCAGCCTCATACATCATCTTAGCCAATGGGTCTTTCTTATCAGCTCTGACTGTCCTTATATAGTATGGGTTATGTCGTGCATGAATACCACTAGCACTATCAACTAACTGACTCACCGTACCAGAAGGCTTAACACAAGTAATAGCAACCGACTGTGGAATACCTAATTTCTTTGACCACTGTAAGTTAGTATCTACAGCAACCTGACGCAATTTACGAAGCAACTCTTCCAAACCCTTTGTCTTACCATTGGTTAGTGTATTATCCATTATACCTGTCAATGACACACCAAGCAATCTTTCTTCTTCACAATTCTCTTGCCACTTACGATTAAGATATCTAAAGTTTGTGAGTGTTGATTGTATAGTTCCTATGATAGTAGCAGTTTTAACCTTTTCTGTTAATGTCTCTAATGTATCCTCTTCTCTTACTACTACCTCCGAAAGATTACAAAACTCCCTATCACGGAGGATTATTTCAGAACAAGGATTAGTCCCAAATTCATGTTCTGCATCTCGTCTAGTATTCTTTGCGGCCTGTGTCTGTGCGGCATGACGATTAAACATACCACGCTCACCAGACTTTGATTCATATAACGACTTCCATTCTTCCATGAAAATACCCATATCAGGTTTTTCAGTATAACACGCTGAGTTATTTGCCAATGCTCGTTGCACATTAGACTCCCACCAACGCCCTGCCTTTGCATGACGCATACGATCATCTGATAGATTGGATAAACTGATAAGCGCCGAACGTCTTACACCACCAACCACAACAACCTCTGCAATCTTGCAGCAGATATCATGTGCCTCTAATGATGTTAGTTTTCTACCAGCAGCCTCTCTGAATATGGCTACACAAAATTTAAATAAATCTTCAAGTGGTTCTGGTCCTGATGCACGCCCGCCAAAGGTTTTTAAAGGCGCACCGGCCGGTCTTACTCTTGACAAATTCCACTTTGGTATTTGACCACCAGCCAATAGAAAAATTAATTCTTTTAAAGCTTTGGCCCAACCTAGTTTAGAATCCGAGACTATAATTACTGTATCAGTATCATAAAATTCTTCATTGATTGTTGGAAGTTTAGTTACAAATTGTCGTTCTACACTAAAACCTACACCTGTACCATTCATCAATACATACAAAAGTTCATCAAACGCACGGAG